GTAGTCTTGTTCTTTGAACCCTTGGGTCTTGGCATAATCTTCTCCTTAATAAAATTCAACAATTTCATCTGCGATTCCATATTTCACAGCTTCTTGGGCACTCAGCCAGACGTCTTCTGGAGGTAAGAGATACTTTCTGACCTCTTTTTCACTCAACCCTGTGCACTTTATATAGTGATCTATAAATCGTCTGGAAATATTGTGGATCTCTTTTGATCTAGCCATCAACTCATGTTCTTTTCCCCAGAAGATCGAGGAGAACTGATGGCTAAGAATACTTGTGTTTTCCGTTATGTAACGATGACCTTTTTTACCAGCGATGAACGCCAGTAGCCCACAGCTTGATATCTCTCCTAGACCGTAAGTGTAAATCGGTATACGAGAGCCTTTCATTACATCAATCAGGCTGAAAGCTGCGGGTAATTCGCCACCAGGAGAGTTGAAAATAATCTTCATGAACTTCGGTGCAGTCTTCATCAAGTTACGTTCGATGATGAACTTGATCGCGTTAGAAGTAGTTTCGTTAGTGAAATCTTGATGGAACAAATAGTAATTATGATCCTCTAGAGTCTTCTTTTCGTCTTTCGTCATATCGATCCTCGCTGTTTACATTATCTCAACTCGCAGAACCATTATTCCGGTACGCTCGAACCCGAGAGCTCTAGCAGAACCAAGAGAAAGATCAAACTCTCTACCTCTTATATATGGTCCTCTGTCATTCACTCTAACTGTTACACTCTGCCCATTATCGGGATTAGTGAATCTTACAATTGTGCCGAATGGTAGAGAGCGGTGGGCGACAGTTAAACCCAGAGGGTTGTATTGTTCACCATTGGCAGTTACTCTACCATGTCTATACCAAGATGCTTTTGCGTTGTACCTTCGTACGATGCGTCGTTCCTTGGCGGCAGCGTTGTTGTCGCTTACCTCTTGAATATGAGCGTTATTAGTTTCAACTGTTGCAACCATAGGGGTTGCTTCAATCGTATCAGCTTGTGGGCTGACAACACGTTCCTCCGTCAAAATGTTTTCACGTGCAATATTGTTATTTTGTGCTGCGCCAGAGATGCAGCATAGTAAAACGCTCAAACTCAAAAGCGCGACTAGTGTGCGCTTTAGCAAAGTTTGATCTCCTAATTTTGATTAACGGGTTAAACCCATTCCCGCAGTATGCGGTCGCGAAAGCATTTGGTATTTATGCTGCCGCCAGACCCTTGTAACGATCCGCAGCAATACTAGCTGCAAAAGCAAAAGGCTTAACCTTCGGCTCGATGTTACAAGTACCTATGATGTAACCGATTGCTTGAGTAACGACGCATGAAGAGCCGTAACGTTCATCGGGGTTGATATCAAGGTGAAGCTCGCAGAATCTGTCTCCAATAGCTTCCTGGAGTTTGTAGTACAGTTCCTGAACCTTGTATGCTTCGTTCATCAACCTAAGTGCTGGTCGACTTACCTTACGATCGTAATCTAGCTCTCTGGTTACTTCGCCAAAGATCCTACAACCGTGTTTGCCATCGATATGAACAACTACGACCGTAGCATAATCAGCATACCACTTTCCCTTGAGCTTGAATCTTTCGGAATCTGATCCGATGTAGATCTTCGATGTTGGCGAGCAGGTTTCGATATAGGCTATTACTTCGTTCATGTTCATATTCATGACACTACTTCTTTCTATTATTTTGCTGCTATCCCAGTAACCTTATTATACTAGATTCCTGGGAGAAGTCAAGCTTTTTTACATGTGATCTGTGAATCTTGCACATGATAAAATCGTTATAATACTTATCAGTTTCGAGAACTGAGCATTGAAACTGGAATTTTGCTTCCCAGTAATTACATTCACCTTTACTCTTACAAAACATTAGAATCTCTCGGGAGAACTTGTCTTCGCCTAGAGCTTCAACATCGGCTATGAGAGTTTTGTTAGAACCCCAATACTTCTTCCAGTCTGACTCGACAAGGATTTTTTTCTTTTTACCCTTGACGATCTTACTCCTTCTGAACTTCAGAAGCTTCTTACCGATGTATTTCTTATTATCAATCAAGTTAGTAATGCAGTAAACGAAACCGACGTAATCATCTAGAACAGTTTCATCTACAGGCTGCGATTCGAAAATCCATGACATAGAGAGGCATCCTTTTAACCCCTCTACTTATATCAAAACATCTCACGCCCACCGTCTGGCCAATCATCTTCTTCGTCTTCGTCGTTTTCGTCGAATTCAATCAAGCCCATTTCTTTGAAGACTTCTTTCAACACCGGATCCGAGCTGTCACATTCGTCTAAGGTGTCGCAGTCATGGTCCGCGAATATTCCGAGAATAATTGAATAGAGTAGTTTACGATCTTCAGGATCGTCTACAATGTTAAAAATGGTTTCCGCAATTTCGTCAAAAATCTTCGATCCTGAACTCCAACCCATTATAATGTCATCCCTTTAAATGTTTCTGTTGATACGTCTTTCTTCACGCCGCCGACAATATAAGATGTAATCTGAGTCTCCTGCGGTGCGACTTGAACCTCACCTCCGCTGATCCACTTTTGTGTCCAGGGCAGAGGATTTGATCCGGTCTTATATAGCGTTGGCAAACCTACAGCCTGCATACGGCGATTTGTAATCCACTCGACGTAATCACAGAGAAGCTGTTTATTCAAACCGATCATAGAACCGTTCTTGAAAAGATATTCAGCCCAAGCTTTCTCCTGCTCGGCAGCAGATTTGAACATCGCCACGCAATCATCACGAGTTTCTTCTTTGATTAACGCAAAATCGGGATCATCCTGAGGAAGAACCTTGAGCAGCTGCTGAGTTCCTGCTAGGTGAAGGTTCTCGTCACGAGCAATCAACTTGATGATCTTCGCATTGCCTTCCATCTTCTTCAATTCAGCGAATGCCCAGGAACAAGCAAAGCTGACGTAAAAACGAATGCCTTCAAGAATATTGACCGAGGTAAGAGCCATCCAGAGCGCACGCTTGTGATGATAAGGCGATGGGGTGTTATGAGCATGCCAATTCAATGCCGCACGTTGATTCAGATCAATCAGATCGTCGTAGTACAAGCTGATATCCTTGGCGCAATCAACAATCTCCTGCATATCAAGGATGTCGTCAAGAACCTTAGACGGATCGCTATAGACATTACGAATGATATGTGTATATGAACGTGAATGAACAGACTCGCTGAACGTCCAGGCGATAATCCAGTTCTCGAGTTCTGGAAGCGAAGCAATAGGGCTGAAAGCTGCCGTTGGCGCGCGACCCTGAACCGAATCAAGAAGAATCTGTCGCTTCAAGTTGCTGGTGAAGATGTGTTGCTCGTTCTTCGTCAAGTCGCGAAAATCCTTGGTATCGCGAGTCAGGTCAACTTCTTCCGGAACCCAGAAGAATCCCATCTGCTGCCGAGTCAGCTTCTCTAGGAACGGATACTTCTGTTTATCAAATCTAGCAATGGTTGGAGCATTATCAAAAAATGCTCTAGCCTTCAGGTGATCCTTCTTGTTGCTAGAATCGAATACGTTGTAAGTCATTTCTATTTTCTTCCGATTGTAATGTTTTTGTCTGCTTTTATATCTCTGTTCGACCAAGTCCAACATTCACCGGTTTCGTTCTGAAAACAAACCCACATCAAATCGTGCTCGATTCCATAATCAATCAAAACATGCGCCAGCCCCTTGCCGAGAGGTGTTACTATTGGCAAGGGTGGATTTAGCTGTATTAGATTTTGCATGCGTCACAATCCTCTTCAACAATAACTCCAGACAAAGGTTTTGGAGTTTCGATGTGTTCGCCAGCGCCGTCAGCAGTATTAAAGTAGTAAAGCTGCTTTCCGCCATAACGATAGAACATCACGATATGTTTGACCAGTTCGGACATAGGTATCTGCTCTTCCTCATAGAACTTTGGATTGTATGAAGTGTTGACAGAGATACCCTGATCGATAAACTTCTGTAGCACAGCGCAAATCTTCAAGTAGCCTTCCGGAGACTTTTGATCCCAGAGCAGGTCATACTTATTCTTCAGCTTTCGGACCTCGGGAACGACTTGCTTCAGGACGCCATCCTTAGATTGCTTGACCGAAACAAGCGAACGCGGAGGCTCAATACCATTGGTTGAATTGCTAACCTGCGCAGAAGTTTCGGCAGGCATCAAAGCCATAAGTGTCGAGTTACGAATACCGTGTTCGCTAACCATTTCGCGAAGCAGGTTCCAATCCATATTATAAACCGGATGTGCTAGTTCGTCAACTTCTTTTTTGTAAGTGTTGATAGGAAACTGACCGTAATGGTAATGAGTTTCCTGAGACAGAGAACATTGCCCACGCTCGCGAGCGAGCTCGACAGATGCCTTGATCAGATAATAAGACCATGCTTCCGCATACTGATGAATCTTTTGAAGACCTTCCTGAGTTATATACTGATAGCTAAGGTCGTTACGAGCAAGCCAGTAAGCAAAATTGACAATACCAACTCCAAGCGGTCTTCTCGACATTGTAGATCTTTTTGCTGCCGCGACCGGATAATCCTGATAATCGAGGAGCTCGTCCAATGCACGGACGATAAGAGAGCAAGGACGTTCAAAATCACTAGGATCACGAATCTTTCCCCAATTGATGGCAGCTAGTGTGCATAAAGATATCTCTCCGTTTTCATCATCAAGGTTATTTAGAGGCTTGGTCGGAAGATCGATCTCACAGCAAAGATTTGACTGCTTGATTGGTGCCTTGAACTTATCAAAAGCACCGTGATCGTTCGCGTGATCAACGTTCATCAGATAGATACGTCCAGTATCTTTTCTCTCTTGAACGAAAGCCGAGAACAGATCAATCGCCGCTACGGTCTTCTTCCTGATATTCGGATTGTTTTCCGCTTCAATATACAGTTCGCGGAAACGATCGTTATCAACAAAGAATGCGTCGTAAAGATCAGGAACATCATTAGGACTGAACAGAGTGATGTTTCCACCAGTCAGAAGTCGCTCATACATCACCTTGTTGAACTGAATACCATAATCAAGATTACGTATACGGTTTTCTTCGGTTCCCTTGTTGTTCTTCAGAACAAGCAGGTCTTCAACCTCTAGATGCCATACAGGATAATAGAGGGTTGCTGCTCCACCACGTACACCGCCCTGTGAACATGACTTGACTGCTGCTTGGAAAAGCTTGTAGAAAGGAATGACCCCAGTATGAGAAGCATCGCCGTTCCGAATAGCGCTCCCAATAGCACGAATCCTACCTGCGCCAATACCGATGCCGGCTTTCTGCGAGACATACTTGACAATCGAGCTCGTTGTTGCATTGATTGAATCTAACGAATCATCTGTTTCAATTAGTACACAAGAAGAAAATTGGCGCTGGGGTGTTCGTAGACCAGCCATGATAGGTGTAGGCAGGGAAATCTCGAACGTAGATACTGCATCGTAAAATTCCTTTACATATTTCAGACGAGTTTCTTTAGGATAGCGACGGAAAAGGGTCATCGCGATAAGCATGATTGCCATCTGTGGAGTTTCATAGAACTCACCAGTGACACGGTTCTTTACAAGGTACTTACCACGAAATTGTTCCATACCAGCGTAGACAATATCAAAATCACGATCGTGATCGATTTGCTTGTTGAGCCAATGTAGATCCTCTACTGTGTAGAGATCGCGGATTTCCTTATCATAATATTCCTTTTCAACAATATTGTCAACGTGAATACCAAAATGAATAGGATCGGGTTGACCATACACTTCCTTGCGTAGATTGTAGTTGATCAAACGAGAAGCAACATACTGATAGTTTGGATACTCTTCTGAAATCAATTCAGAAGCTGCCTTGATCAGAGTTTCATGAATATCTGTAGATTTTATCTTATCGTAGAACTGAACTCGAGACTTCAATTCGATTTCGCTGGCAGAAACGTTATTAAGATCTTCGCAAGCCCAGGCTACGACACGATGGAACTTGTTTAGATCTAATGGCTCAAGCTTGCCGTCTCTTTTTGTTACTCTGATCATGTATTATTATCTTTCTGTTAGAAACTTGAAAAGAAAAGTCAGCTCATTCCAAGCAGACTCAGCTACTTTCCTATGCTCCTTCTGTGTGCCATTTTCCATACGCAGCTCGCAATAATGAATCCAGGAACGAAGAGTGCCGTTCATATACATACGAGAACGAGTCAAACCTTCGGGGAGTACTGCTCGGGCTTGTTCTTTAGCAATGCCGTTTTCGATCGCCCATTCGTATGCATATCTAGTCATTACAATAATGTCTTCTTGCAAATGATCCCAGTTGTTTTTCAACTCGCTGTTATCAGTTTCAATACTGTTCTGACGGTTCTTCGTGTCCTGAAGTCTTGTTTCTCGAGTTACGAACCCAAGATCCTTTGTAGGATCAGCATACCGTTGTGAAAATTCTTGAAACGAGAATGAACGATGACGTAGAATCTGTCGAGCAATGTCACGAGTGGTATCTATCTCCATAACTACGTTAACCATCTCGAAAATCGAGAAGTGTTTGTTCTTGATACAATATCTAAGCAGCTTTTCTGATGTCTCTATGTTCATCTGGTTTGATGGATTAGAGACTCGTGCCGCGTAGGCAATAAACTTATCCGCCGTATCAACCCCATCAATCAGAGGGTTAGTGATTGCTACTATCTTTGCTGTGTTCATTTAGGGAATAACCTCCAAGCTTTAACCCAAGTGCGATGCATTTCATCTTCCTTTACAATCTCTTCAGCCAACTCTTTTGAATGTGTCGTACAGACAACACACTTGAAATCTGATTGATCTTGAGCAATCGACCAATATTCTAGGATAACATACTCAACTGCCCATTCAAGACCTTTCGGCGGTTGTCGGTAATAAACGAGACGACCCATTACGCTTTGCTCCACATGTTCAATGCCAGCTTGGCTCGCAGGTCATTGTACGTATGAGTGTCAATAATATATCGAACAAAATCAGTACTGAGACCTGCCAAGATCATGTCATTCACATCCTTATGCTCAAGGTTAGATGGCCAGATACATACATTATACCCGTTAATGATAGCCTTGTCAAGCTTTTTCTTTGTGGTAACTGATCTTGGCTCGTTATCGTAAACAACAACCAGATTCTTCTTAGGAAGATCTTTCACTGTTGAAACAAGATCGCCACCAGCAGTAGCAATGCTGTTTGACACAAACATTGAATCAATCGGACCCTCGAATACGTATGTTTTCTTATTGAAGTCGACTGAGTCTAGACCATACACCTTGGGTGTTGTTTCATCGTTGACAATAGTTATATAGCGCGTCTTGCTTTTACCACCAAGAGCTCGACCCTGAAACGCATGCATATTCTTTTCTGTATCAAAGAACGGAATCATCAGCCTAGGTTCGTCATAGAGCAAAGAAACGTCATCAAACTTACCTGGAATGATCTCGTTCGCCCAAGTAAAGAACTTAGGGCAAAAGAACATCTTTGCGTGATATGGATTGGGGATTTGACGGTTTGATACAAAAATTTTACAAGGATGATCAGCGCTCAGCTGACTTACCTTTTTCAAACTCTTCAGAGGACCAGACTTTAAAAATACTGGCTTCTTCATCTTCTCAATGAAATCTTCGAGATCTTTCTGCTGAGGAGACTTCTCATGTTTTAGTTTTTCAAGACTGAACTCAGAATACAGCTGAAAATCTAGGTTCTTCAGAAAGTTGTTAAAATTGTAAGTTATCTCACAATTGTGACAATGAAACATTGTGTTACCTTTTTTGGTATACACATAGCCGCGAGCTCTCTTCCTGTCTGACTCAGAGTCGCCACAGAATGGGCAGGAAAAGCAGTAAAGTGTTGATGACTTACGCTTGTAGTTTCGAAGTCGATTTGATACTAAACCGATGTACTTTGTTTCTAACCAGTGCATTTCCCATATCCATCATCATCACATTACTGATTATACCGGAATTCTGGAAAAAAGCAAGAACTATTTTAGTGCAAAAACTTATTCAACAATATAGGAGCTGCCCAACTTACTACCGTAGCAGCGCCGACAGCCATCCACATCGTTTTTTGAATCGCTTCGATTTTGACGTTCTGTTCAATGTGTTGCTTTGTAGAGCTTTCGCGAAGCATATTTGTTTCGGTTCTAATCGTGCTGTAAACATCTTTCAAAATGTTATCAACTTCGGTTCTACGTTTGTCTATTGAAGCAGCAATGTTATCCGCGTTTTTTTCTTGTTGAATGATTCTGTGTTCGTGGACAGCAAGCATTTTTGAAAGATCAGAAGCGACGATCGCTAATCTTGAAATTGCGTCGTCAATTTTGTCTATACGGTCTTCTGACATTATTTTATCAACTTTCTTTTGAATAGTGGAAAAAGCTGGCGAAGTTTTTTTTTCTTCGGTTTACCAGGCGGTTCGCCTTCTTTACCAACACCAAGCGCAGCGTTACTACCACTTCCTACATTATTGAATGCTGGAACCGATGCCGTATCTTCTTCGATCTTTTTATCCATTATTGATTTTCCGTAATGCTGAAACTATAATGATGTCAAGCGGGATTCCATCAGTGTAGACTTTCTTGTGTTCACCAACATTATTTATAACTTCAGGTAATGCATTGATCATAATCAAAAAGGGTTTGATGTGATGAAACTGTTTCTCAGCTTTTAGAAACAGAATCTTAGCAAGATGAACATTGAAACAATTGTGGAGAGTGATGACGTGATTGAGAATCAACCGCTCTTTCAACTCTCCAGTTTCTTTGTATCTTGTAATCAACTTCTTGATGTACTTTATTCTGTCAAGATCTTCCATAAACTCGTCTGTAGAAGTCATACCAGGATTATCATACACTTTCGCGCAGTAAATCAAAAAGTTCTCATCAGTCAAATGTTCATTCATTAGGTAGTTTCATAGATGCCGGAAATATCAAAATGTGATGTATTACCTGTAAACCAACCTACAGGTGTTGTGTTTTTCCAGGCGAGATCTGTTGTTGATCCGGTGTAATATAGCCCTAAAACGGAAGCATTGGACGTCACATCAACAATTCCACCAATATGGTATATTGAAGCAGTATTTACGTTATGAAGTGAACCGCCTCTAATTGAAATTGTCGCAATAGAAGGAAATGGAAGAGTAATTTGATATTGACCGCTACCGTCAGCAAATGAGGACACGTTAGCGTAATTCACGTATATGCGGAAATAGCAAAGCTTTCCCGTTTTGATATAATTTCCGGTTTGTGTCATTCCAACAAGAACGTTACCAGTGTTGGTTACAAAATTTGGACTGAATGATGCAGTTGATGTAGTAAACGCCGTATTTTGGGTTGTATTATCGTTAAATCTGATGCTTGTATTTACAGTCAAATTATCGGCAACGATTGATTGACTGTAATCAATACCGTTTAACGATGTGCCGGTAACAGTTGTATTAGTTTTGTCATATACAGAATGAAGAATGGAATAAAATCCGCCCAAACTCATTCTTGCCACATTTGTTAAACTAGGTATCAACACTTGGGAATTATTTAACGTCAGCACAGAGCCGGCACTCTGAGTTATTGCATTCGCTGTATTAGCTGCGGCATAAACAATGGTGTCGGAAATTTGCAATGTTCCGGCAGCTAAATTCGTCGGACCCATAGTAACAACTGCTTTAGCCAAAACTGCGGCAGAAGCGTTATTTACAACAACAGTACCATAATTACCGCCAATCATGACCATTGTGCCGCTACCGCTGATATTCAACGAAGCCGATGATAAATCACAACCTCTAAAATTTACATAAGCGTTTGACGTTTTTGTTGCCGCTGTTGATACAGTGCAGCCAATAATATCAACTGATCCTACTGACGAATTTGCTGTAATAACAAGGTTGGTCATTTTCAGACCATCGATAGTGCAACCGGTAGCAAGAGTTAAAGTACCGGTGAGCGTTGTATTTTTACCTATTAATTCGTGTGTAGTTAAAACGGTATATTGAGTGTTAATTGTTACATTTTCTGGATAATCACCCGCATGTAGAATAATTGTTTTTCTTTGACCGGCAGCTGTAGTTTCGAAAGCGGCAGCAGCTAATACTTGCGCTCGCGCAATTGTCTTGACAGGATCTCCAATAGTTCCGTTACCGCTGTCATCAAACGCGACAGGACTTACGTGAATTTCTGAACTGTATCCCGTGATATAAGGACTTACGGCGTCTAAAGCGTTACTGTACGTAATTTGTTTCGTTGTTTCGTTGTACTGCAAAACTCTTTTGGTGGCATACGCAGAAGTCGCGCCGTTTTGAGATAAAATGTAATTGTTTACAGAAAGGCTAGCATTGATTATTACATTTGCGCTGTGGGTATGAACACCACTGATTGTATACGCACCTGCAGTGTTAACATAAGAGGTTGATACCACCCCGCCTAGATATGTCGCGTTATTAGCCGTTAAGTTATTAGCAAAATTGGCTACGGTAATCGTTTTTGTATTAGCTGCACTCGATGGATTCGATAAGATAACTACCCTGTCATTTGCAGACAGGGTAGTTGTTACCGCTAACTCACTTACTTTTTTAGCGTCATTTGCCACAGTTAAACACTCCTAGATTTTAGTAGTATTTATTATGACTCGTGGAATACGATATCGTCGTTACCGTCAGCTGTTGTTGCCGGAGTACCATAAGCGGCAGTCTGCGCACCAAGTGAACCCATGGCTACAAGAGTTTCGTAGTGAACACGACCAGCGCGACCGCCAGTACCTTCTCTTCTTAGAACCCAACCAGCATGTGCAACACCACCATTCTTTGCTCCGCGCGCGATAACAATACCAGTTGCTGTATCACCGGTCAATGTATGGGTTTCGCCAGCTACTGCAACAGTCGTTGCGATATCCACGTTTGCACCACCAAGAGTTGTTGACAGAGCAAGAGCAGTAGTGTTAGCAAACGTTACGTAGTAAAAAGTATTACCCGTCAGATTAGGAATAGCTGTATTACCAGCTGGTACACCATAATACAGTCTGTCGCCAGCCTGGAAGCGAGAGTTGGCTGTCGCCAGAAGTATAGTGTCTGTCGTATTGCTTACGCCAGTTGTGTTAGCTGTAATATTTAGAGCAGATGGTGCTGAGATAGCAATTGTCGGATCGTTGATATATCCAGTACCGTTCGCAGTGATATTGATTGCAGTGATCTTACCACCGTAACCGGCAGTTGTATTAGCAAATGCGTTTGCAGCTGCAGATGATCCGCCGTTTGTTACGGTGAAAGTTACAGTTGCGTTTGCGCTGTAACCAGTTCCGCCATATGTTACTCTAGCAAGACCAATTGGTCCGCTGTTGAATCCCATTTCAGTTGCGTCAACACCAAATACGCCGACAGCCTGACCTGTCAAGAATGCATTTGGTGTTGTGTTTATATACATCTGAGAGTCGACGTTCGCGCGTGATCCAGAAGTGTTAGCTAAGTGAGCATTGGCGCTACCGCCAAGTTTTACAGCTGTGTAGGTGCCGATAGGCGCACCGTTTGATGACTCGACGTTCGCTAATGCTGTAACAGCTTTGTCGTTTCTACCCCATAGTGGCATTTTTTTACTCCTTGATGTAGGTTTTTTTTATTTATAAGTTTTTGTTATTAGAAGTGTTTGCTCATAGCTGATCTCATTGAATCGCGATTTGCATGCAGTTTGTTAGCGAAATCGTCTTTCTCTTGAGTTGTTTTCATGGAGTTATGAACAGCAACCATATGTCTGGCTAGATGTCTACTGACTTTGGTTTTTGAATCATCTTTATGTTCAAAATGGGGCTCTCTACCTTCAATAGAATGAGAGATCTTTTCAAGCTGCTGCATTGGATGCTTGTGAGTATCGTCAACTTCAGCTTCCTTACCAGCTGGTAGAGGATTCTTTCTTGGGCGACCGCGACCTTCCTCGAGCTCAACTTCTTCCTTGTGAAGTTTGATCTGTGACTTGGGAAGTGTTACAGAATTGGATCTATTGTTGTAGTCGACAATATATTTCTTTTCAGACTTTTTGTGTAGACCATGATCTATCTCACCTACGTTACCAATAACTCCGTGATAATCTTTGCCCGGAGCATGTACCTTTACTCTAGAGCCTATCTTGATAGCCTCCTCGAGATCAACTTCTTCCTCGGTCAGCTTGTCAACTGCCTTGTCTATTCCTCTAGCTCTATTGGAAGATTTTTTAGAAAAATATCTGCGATCATCTGAAGTATATCCTGGTTTGTTCAAGGCATCGCTATAACCCTGACGATTTTTTACCAACGAATCCTTAGCTTTTTTTACGTACGAACCAAGAGTTGACTTCTCCAGCTCATCAAGCTCTTCAACTTCTTCTTTAGCAAGACGGTCGGCTGCTTTAACAATACCCGTTTGACGATTTTGCATTTTATTTAATATTTTATCTCTAGCGTCTGGGTGCGTTTTTGTGATTTGACCAAGATGTTCTAAATCTCTAGGAGAACCAGAACTTGTCGCAGCTTTCTTGACATACGAAGCAAGAGTTGACCTCTTCAGCTCATCAAGTTGGTCAACTTCTTCCTTACGAAGCTTCTTCTCATCAGAGATCGTATAATCAGCTGTTGAGTTCTTTGTATTGAAACCGCTCTGGTCCTGATTAGCTCCGCGAGTTGGAGCTGAGGTTACAGTTGGCTTGGCTTCGGCTAGCTCGGCAGCAATGGCTTCAATGCGTTCAATCTCTTCAGCTGAGAACTCAACTTCTTCTTCCTTAACTACACCACGACCGACTAACACATCCTTGTGCGTGATCTTGTCCTTTGGTGAAGCGAGAGCAGCAAGCTTCTTTTCTTTTTCAGTTTTAGGTTCAGTTTCGGACTTTGTTTCTTCCTTTACTGCCTTCTTCTTGCCCTTGGCTGCGGCATCATCATCATTTTGCTTGTCATCTGTTTCCGGATCAACGTCAACAACAGTCTTACCACCTGTCATCTTCTTTGGATCCTTTTCGTCTTCGTCTTTCTTTTCAACGATTTGACGAACTGCGTCGATAAGGCTCTTAGGAAGCCCAAAGTTTGGTACTGACATAGTTGGTTTTTCCTCTATAATTTTTTTAATTGATCCGGTTTTACTCAAAGTGGATTTTTCTGATGTAGGTTTGGCGCCATCCATACGAGCAACATTCTCGATCTTTTCGCGCTTCTCTGTATTGGTTTCTTCACCCAGAGTGTCAACCTTCTTCCCATCAACATACAGATTGTGTCTGATCTTTCTGGTTGGGTTCAGCTTTGTGATAGTCTCATGCTTCTTTCTGGCTTCTTCTTCCGAAGCGTGATAGCTCTTTGCATCGTGCATTCCGCTCTCGCTTCCATCCTTCTTGAGAGAAACAAGCACAGCTGATTTTTTTGCGTCCGAAACAGCAGATCTTTGTTTTCTAATATCGCTGGCAGCGTTCTTCCAACCCTTGATTGCTTCTTCGAGCTTATGTTCAATCACTGCTCTGTGTTTTGGACGTTCGACCTTGATGCCTCTTTTAGCAAGTTCTTTTCTTGCTTTCAATTCGTTATCAATCTGATCAGCAAAACCTGGGTGACTGTATGTCAGTTTTTTATTATTCGGATTGGTGATACTGGCGTGAGCTCTTTGATGAATACCTCTGATGGTTTCGGTATCAACATTAGGTCCGATATTAGCTTCAACAACCGTATCTTCGTGTAAACCTTTGTATTCAATAGACTTCACACTATGAACACCGAAGTTTTTTGCAGCGTAACGAGTGGCTTTATCTCTTGCTGTTCTTGTATCATGCGCCGGAACTGTCAGCTTGATTTTAGTTCCCTTGGGCTTGGCACCAATAGGTTCAACAGTATTATCATCAACCATTTTACCAAGTCTCGTATCATCCGCATGTAGATGAACGTGAAACACATGTTTGGATTCGGTCATAGTTTCTTCTTTCAGAGAATGTTGATGTTGTTGAACAAAATATTCTGCCGCATCTTTTGAATTGTTATGGTATCTGTTATGCCTATTAAATTGTAGACCGTTCGCGTCGCTATGAATAGTGTATTTTGTAATATCTTTTCTAGACGCAACGTAACGTTTACCGGGAATTTTAGTGTCTTTATAAGCACTGAAAGGTTCTAGCGTAGCTACTTTTTTGCCTTTATGATGGATATCGTAAGTCGGCTTACCATCCGGATGAGCGGTAGTTGATTTCTTGCCAGTCTTTACTAATTTATAATCGGGGTGTATTTCTTCCTGTAATTCTTCTTTAGACATCTTCATCGTTTCCTTTTGGCGCTGTTTAGCTTCTCTATTACGTTTTTCAACTTCATCTTGGCGGTTATCCGCTCTGTCGGCAGAAGCTTCTTTAGCTGCGCGTTCACGATCGTGAACTCTATTGGCTCCGATGTTCAAACCGCTTTTATCGTTTGAAGATGACGTGTCTCTGAAAGAAGATCCACCAGAACCAACTGTTTTACCTTGGCTTACAATGCCTTCTAGGATAGACTTGATGTCTCTCATTTACCTGTGGCTTTCAACATCCAAGAATGTTTTGCGTGAATATCAATACGATCCTGTAGAAAGTTAGAAAGACCAGGCTTATTTTCTTTTTCAGCCAGAACGTATGCCTTTGTCAATTCCGCGATAACCTTCTGATTATCTGATTCCAACTCAGAGAACATTGCTCTTGCATTTGGAATATTGATTTGATCATCGACAACCGAAAGCTGGGAAAAACGACCGAGACTACCAGGAGCGTAAGCATCAAGTGCTCTAATGTGTTCAGCAATAGCATCTACAGCCTCCCAAACTTCGTTATACAGTCCATCAAGAAAAGAATGATACTGAGGAAAGTTAGGACCCTCAATATTCCAATGAAAATTGTGAGCCTTCAGATAAAAAGCGAAAGAGGACGCTAGGACCACTTTCATTTGCTGAACAAGCTGATCCATTACTTCTTTGCCTTTTTACCGATTATCTTGGTTTTTACAGATTCGATCTCAGCAACTACAGCTTCTTCGATTTTCTTCTCGACTTCTACAACTACTTCTTCCGCTTTTTTTTCGATGGTATCTACAACTTGAGCCGCAGCAGCTGCAGTTTTTTCTTCAAAAGCTTGAAGATCTCTTTTTGCAAGATCCCAAACTGCACTATCTTTCGCGATAATAGCAGCTTCTTTCTTCAGAAACCATCTCTTTCCAAACCAAACAAGACCACCTACGATAATAACAATTCCAAGAAATTCCATTTTATCCTCCATTTCCGCCACCACCGGAGCTTCCGCTTTTTCCGGGTGGATGTTTTTCTATTTTACCTGATACCATTCTAATCGCCACCATTGGCGTAGAAACTTCTTTACGTTTACCAGTTGTTCCAGCCGGAACACTCAGTTCGTTTAGTCTGAATACATGCGTCACATATGATCTGTTCTTACTAGCTCTACTCTTTTGTTCGCGATCGCGACTACCAGACTGCGAAGCCAGTTTGAAATGACCTTTCTTAACCAAGTTGTGAGCTGCTTCCAACTCTCTGTTTTTTCTTGGGTTGTGACTTATTTCATGAGTCACTGATACCATTTTTTGTGGATGACCGTGAGCTCGATTGAACAAATCTTTTTCTGTTTTACTTAGTGATGCTTCATTCAAATATTGTTTGAAACTCAACATTTCCAGGCTCTTCTTGACCAGTAGTTCGCGCTTGTTTTTTTATTCAGGTTGCCTTGACCACCTGAACGAGCGCAATACGAACGTTTGCGTGCTGGAATATTCTTCTTGATACTAAGATTTTTATCGCCGAAGTTTACCTTTACGACGTTGCCTTTTTCGTTCTTAACGTAAACTTTTGACTTCTTTACGTCGCCAGCCATCGGCTTGTTGAGAGTAACCTGATGACCCTGATATTCGGCTTCTGTGACCGGAGGCTTCTTACCGCAAGTGCAATTACCATTACACTCATAGAGAACTTCCTCGATAACTTTTTTTACAATTCTGTGTGTTGACTGTCCTGGAGTGTCTTTCTTATAAGTGTCAACCAATTCTTTAGAACCTTCGAATCTAGAAGATGGCTTCATTTTATTTTTTGAATGAACCTCAGCATCTTCTTTCATATCTTTTGGTTTCTTGCCAGCCTTTTTCATAGAGATAGCAATAGCTGCTTGTTGCGCTGGCGAAACTGCTTCTGGAACGCAATCAGGAACCATTCTGTTTCCTTTCTTCTTCATGCCAACTTTCTTGTATCCGTCCCAGCATGCCTCGTCGACGCTATCTTCTTTCATTGCAGCCATATTGTCAACAAGATTTGGATATGGGCGACCAGCTGCTCGCGCGCGTGCTTTCGCGCTCTTGACTTGAGAGCTTGACATACTTTTCCCTTTAGACGGGACTTCGTGATTCCAAGGTTTGTCTGACATTGATGGCTCCAGTTTTGATGTATTTATAAAAAACGATTGGCTATAGTTTTTGCGCTCTAACGAGATTTCAATCTCTGAAACACTCTGCTCAGTAAATCGTCGGTCTCTTCGGCTACAGTCGTTTTTTGTTTGACAGCTTTCGGTTTTCTAACTGGTTTCTTCATAGCTTTCATACGTTGTCTGCGCTCAACCTCAGCGCGAGCTTTTACTCCAATTGGGTCATTACGTTTAGCGTAACGTGATAGTGATATACCGGAAGTCTCGGGTCCAATCTGAATGTCCATACCTTTACGAACATCATTGAACATCTCGCGCGCATGCTCGGGATGGACGTGAGGAGGAATACCTTTCTTGAACTCACCGAATCTGTTTGTTATAGCGTGGGCGCGCATCTTTGATGC